TTGACCTTAGCTTCTGGCGTCATTCCCATGTCTGGACTCCGTCATAAACTTCGTTAAGTTTCTCCAAGTAGTGGCGTGCCTTACTCATGTCTTCATCGGCTGATCCCTTGCGCCCTGCACGCATAGAGTACTTGATGACGTTGCCCTTTAAGAATCCTACGAATTCCTCTGTGGTCAAGACTGCTTGCATAACAGTCCACGGTTGTAGTGGCATATCTTTATAGTGGTTACCGCCCACTTGTTTGTCGTCTGCGCTCAAAATAAAGCCTCCTCGTATTGTGTTGTGTCTACTTTTTTCCGTTTGATTCTTTTAGGCTCGTTGTTAAGGAGCTTCGTGGGGAAAGGCCAAGTTGGATTTCTTCTGACCTTATCTGTCTGTTTAGGTAATTTCGTAGCCAATCGTGTCCTCCTAAGTCGTAATACATTTCTTTCTGTGCATCGCTAAGGCGTATGCTTATGGTTATGCTTCCTGTGATTTCACTTCTGGATCTTGGCATCATCCTTGTCCTTGTGATCGTGTGTTTCTGTTTCTTCTTTGTTAAAAAATATCTTCTTACAAACGGTGCACAACCAAGCAGGGCGAAAGATTTGATTCACCTCACCTGTGTGTACACCAAGAGGTCTGCCTTCATAGGTGTTGATCTTTTGGAACACTTGTTTTTTCCTCCATCCGGTCATCAGCACCTGCCGTCCATGTCCACGGCTTTAGCTCTGTACTGACGTATCGCTTCTAACTTAGCGTAGAACTTTTGAACGTGCACTAGCGCATCGCCGTAACGTCCGCTATCTACATCGTCACATATCACCTTCGCTTCTTCTATTGCGCTCTTATACAAGGTAAGCTCTGCAAATGCATCGCCCAGTTGTAAATCTATTTCTCTTGTTTGATCATCCATTGGTTTACTCCTAAAAATTCTATCAAAGTTACTTGCAAATGCGTCCATGTTAACAGGTCTTTGGACTGAACCTTTTCCTCCGTCACTCATTCTTATCTCCTTGCGTAACTTGTACTTTTTAAATAAAACTTAGCACATCTGCCTTCCACAACCGTCAAGGTTTTATCGGCTTTTATTTTGTCTTCTACGTTGGTAACCTCCTGTTTACATTCTTCTTGGTTTGCGTAGGGTGTTTCAACGGCAATCATTCCGCAATCAATACCGCGACAAAAGAAAATAATAGCTAAATACATAGTGCTATTCATCATGAACTCCTAGTATAAATAGCACATAACAAAACACCACAGTGATCCACATTGATGCGATACAAAGCACTGCAAGCGTCATTAAAACTTCTAGTATGTCGTTCATTTCTTTCTCCTTTAAAGTTAAATCAAATTAAAAGAAAGCGTTACTCTTTCTTGCGATACTGCATCTACCCAATGAACTAACTCAGAGGGAAAGATAAGTATGTCTCCTTTTTTGCCTAAATACTTTACACCGTTTTGAAACTCAGTTGGCTCTGCGCCATCTGTATAGTATATGACTCCTGAAAATACAGCGAAGTGTTGATGCCTTGGGACGTAATCCCCTACGTTATAAAAGCATGTCCAAAAATCATACCCGTTAAAGTGTCCGTCATATTTCTTAACTCTAAATTCTCTACGGTGTGCCTCACCAAAAATCTGTGACTGCACATACTCACCAAGATAGATAAGAAACGCTTGCGTAAATGAGTTCTCAAACGCTACCGTCGGGACTGGTACATGAGAAAAGTTATCGCTTACCGTAGTACGTTGGCGTAATAAGTAAAACAACTCTTGGCTTTTGATGCTTCTACAAATGTCAACAAACGAACCTATCTCCTGCATCAGCTTGTCAGGGATACGTCCTTGCATGATCGGTGCGTTACCTTCTAAAAACTTAAAGTCTTTAAATAACGCTAAAACTTTATGCGGTATGGGGGGAAAAGTACTCATTGTTTAATTGGAAATATTTGAACAGTTGCTCTTACCACTGGTGCATCTAAAGATACAGGCGTGGTGCAATGGGGCGCATTTGCCTTGTTAAACACCGCAGTATTAAATGTTGGTATGTACCCTTTAACATACCCAGGCTCATCTGCTAAGTACAAAAAATATCCACCCCAGTCTTTATCCCACACGGGGTTTAAATAAATAGTGATAGCATCCGCATATCCATCGTCATTGTGCCAAGGAATGTAGCTGAGTCTTGTCCACGCATAGTTCATAACACAGTACTTACTATGACTGATAAACCCCTTTCTTATAAGGTTGTTTAATATTAACTGCTTTATGTTTTCAGGATATGAGCGCACCAATACTGAATGACTAGCTTTGACGATGCCCTGCGCCCACATAAAGTTGCTACACCATTGATCTTTAGGTTCTTTTAAAGTCTTTAGTGTGTCTTCGTACAACTCGTTGCACAAACTTGCAGGCAGCACATCTGTGTGAATTACTACGCTCATTTCTTTCCCCTTGTGTGTGATACGTTTGTTAAATTTACTCCCGGGTCTTCCTTTGCTACAACTCTCCTAAGCACGTTGTTAATTTGAGTGTTGTGCTTTGCCAAAAACGTGGCACTAAAACCTGTACCAAAAGATCCGTATATTGCTTCGTGCAAAGCTCTTAGCCGTGTGTCGCAATACTCAGTTAGTTCATCCTCTTTTAAGTACTTGGCGCCTTCATTATCTAACACCATAAGTTCAAGACCTTTTAAAAATCTGTAACGAGTTTGGTCTGCACTTGCTTCTTCCCATCCTTTTTTGTAGTTCTCAGCAACCTCTGAGACTGACTCTACACGTTTACTTAAAAAAGCTTTCTCTTGTTCTGACTCAGCTAATGCTTTCTCTAGTTTTGCAATTCTTTCCTGCACTTGTTGGTGCTGTATCTTTTCAAGCGGTCGTTGCTTGTACTTTGCTTTTGTTTTCATCTGCACTCCTTAAAAATGGTGAGGGGGAAAATAGATTCCGCGCCCCCTCGGTTCGCGGTGAAGGAGGTTCGGTAAGCCCAAAATACCAGAGCATTGGGGAAGCCTACCGAATCAGTTTTAGTAGAGTCACATCTATTAGGCTCGTCTACCATTAGCAACTGTGAAATGCCCCAATGCTAGTTTGAAAAGATTTCCTTTAGTGCAGTATACAACTCTTTAGCCTGTGTAACAGACAACTTGTCAAGTATTAGACTCGGTGTCCATCTGTCCTCGATAATCGCTTGGATCTCGTTGGGCACTTTAGGTCTGCGTGCGATTGTTACTACTTTCTTTTTAGTAGGCTGCGCCTTGACCGGTTGGTACTCTTGGATTAAAGCGGTGAGCTTCCCATCAACACGTTGCACGTAGCCTGAACGTACAAACTGCGTAATCAAAGATGAGACGGTTGTCTCTTTAAACCCTCTTGCGCCCAGTTCAAACATGATGTCTTTCTGTTTAAGGTTGGGGTTATCTCTAATAAAATTAAAGGTGGCACGACTTGCGTTGTTGGTTGGTTTGAACATGTGTTTAGGCATTGTCTTCTCCTTGTCTATTCGTTGTTGATCTTTGTCCCATTCGTTGGCGTCTTTCTCTAACGCTTTCTTAAGTGCTTCTTGTATTGTTGACATGCGTCCTCCTATATAGTTCCATGCATGATTCTTTTACGACACTCCTCTTTTACTTGCAAAGGAATATCGGGCGAGATCTCAGCCCAGTCACATCTGTAAATCACAAAGCCTTGGTGCGGTGCAAGTGACCAGATGCCTAGCGTAGTTATCGCCGAGCAAACCACCGCTACCAATATGAATTTAAATAGATCAGTCATTCTTGTCCCCTTGCACGAATTAAATAAGCCAAATCAATTCCATCAGGATATTCAGATTCATCACACACCTTTGCACATTCTTCACGCTCTTTTTCTATTGCCATTTCAACCATTTTCCGCAATTCATCATCACAATGAAATACAGGCTTAAAAGCAACAAGATTAACTTTTGCTTGATGGAACAATTTAATATATTCTTCATTAGTCATACCAGCTCCTTGTTATCAGCCCCATAACCGCGTAGAGAAGCAAAATATAAATAGCGGTAAAGATTACAGTATCAGTAGTCCAGCTTGTCTCAATCCCCAGCACGGCCCTTTGCACCCAGTCTTGATCGTGGTTGTAGTAGTTGTGTTTCGGTTCGTAATAGATACCGATCTTTACTTTGCCCGTATCGTATGGTGTTACTTTCATTTACTTTCTCCTATCAAATTGTTCTGCAAGTTTTTGCAGTTCTGCTAACACAAAATCAACTGTTCTATAAACCTCACCGCTCAAACGGTGACGAGGAGTAAGACCGGGTTGAAAGTCTTCCGCATGTGCACAGTCAAACCCAAACTTCCCGTCCTCAGAAAACGTTAAGCCACCGTGCACATCTACATCAATCTCATCATACGTTTTACCGTAATCAGGATGCGACTCAGGCAAATAGATGTACCCACACAAGTGCTCAAACAGTTCATGTCGTTGGATCTCAATCACATAACCGAGGTGCTCGGTTAGCAAATGATTAGGCTCGGATTCCCAAGGTTTGTCGTTCATTCTTACCTCTTTAGAAACTAAACTTGTCAAGGATCGCATCCACCGCTTTCTTGGTGTCTTGACGAACCGCCTCGTTCTTGCGTAACTCGTTGGCATCCTTATGCAAGAGCGCTTGCTCAAGGGATTGCCGTGCCTCCTCCAACGCTTTGTCACCCGTCACATTTAATGCCTTAGTAAGATCGCACAACTCCAACGCACCATCTACAAGGGAGTCATGGAACCTACGTTGCTTCGCTTCCCCTGCAATATAGTCGGTAGTCAGTCTGTCAGACATACGCTTGAGATGCTCGCCTAGCCTACGCTTGATGTCCGCCATCGCATTGTCCACACGCTCTTGTGCCACACGTTCTAATTGTTCTTGTAGATACTTCTGTGCATCATTGCCCACGTCCACGCGGAAGTCACCACTTGATGGCATAGGCATGTAGTTAACCCTGAACGCAAACTTAGTCATGATCTCGTTGGCAGTCGGGTAATCATCACGCTTGAACATATCCCCTAACGCCATAGCTTGCGCCGTAATGAGCGTAGGGTAGATCTGTACAAACTCTTGTACGAGCTTGGTGAAGTCAGCCTCGAAGTCAGCCATCTTCTCGCAAAACTTAATGAAGTTAACTGTCGGTAACATGCGTAGACCTGAGTCACTCCAAGGTAATGTGTTGTCGTATACGAACTGGCGGATCTTACCAACGTATTGCACAATGTCCGCTAACTCATCACGCCCTGCGAGTAAGTTCTTGTTAACACGAGCAGAGTCCTTAGCCCCTGCGTTCTTATTGCTGACCACCTCATCGGTCACACCTCTATCTAACTTGCGTGCAGTCCATACGCTTGCGTTGAACTCTACTAACATTGCACATGTATCTAAGTTGTATCTTGTTGTCATGGTTGCTTCTCCTTTGTGGTTAAAAAATTAAGATTGAATACGAACTACTTTGCCGTGTTGTGGTACGAAGTCGGTGTTGTCAACGATACCCCACAGAGACGGACAAGGCACGGCAGGATCATCACAGTACAAATAACCGTCAGACAACCACAGTAATGCAGTAGGCTTGAGCTTCTTCTCCTCGATGTACTCGGTAACGCATGTCGGCGTAGTACCCCCGCCACCCTTGGGTGACATAAGACCTGCAATGCTGTCGTACTCATGAGGCTTGAACTCTTGGTCACCACACACCGCTGTATCCCACCACAGTACACGCACACCCTCGGGCTTAACGTCAGCACAGATCTTAGCGATCTCACCGAACACAACACCATAGTAAGGGTGCATAGAACCTGATGTATCGCAAGCGATAG